GGAGCAACACTGAATATTAGCAATGGTTATTTGGAAGTTTCCAATAACTTAGTATTTCGTACCGCTTCTCCAGATGGCTGGGGTGGAAATGCCGGACAAAATATGCGTCTGAATGGCGGTACAGTAGTTATTGGCGGCGATTTTAATTTTGGTCAGGCAAATTGTTATGATACCATCTGGATGACAAACAGTGCAGATTGGCTCGAAGTATATGGAAACTGGAATTATATCACATTGACCGATATGGAAGGAAAATGGACAGCAGGTAATATCTGTTTCTTTGGACCAATCTGGGAAGTCAATGAAGCTTCTGGGCCGAAATCGATCTATTCTTCCGGTTCACAAGTCATTCATTTTGGTTATGAAGGCGGCAAGCAGACCGTTCTTTGGGACAACTGCGAAACATATATCAATAATGAAGATGGTTCTCTGAATACAGAAAGAACATTCAATTTTGATGGCGGTATTGACTTCATATATGATTTTACTGCTGAAAATTACTGGTTCCGTCCGTGGTGGAGACCTTATGATGAACCGGACTATACCCTTTACCGTAAAGGTTGGGAAATGGGTGATGGTGTGCATATCGCAACTGGTAACTATACCAAATCCTTTACGGATTTGAGTATCGAATCTCCAGGAGTGCAGTCTGATTTTATTCGTACCTACAATTCTACCAGCAATGAGGAAGGCTCTTTCGGAATTGGTTGGGATTTTAATATTGATGTCAGCAAGATTGTAAAGCCGGCTGCTGGGTATTATCAGGTTGTTTTGCCCGATGGCTCGAACACTACATTTAAGGATAATGGAAAAGGTGGATTTGAGTGCCTGAACGCTCATAGCACTATGACAAAGTCCGGAAACGAATACACTATTACAAATGCAGCACAGTCAAAATATCACTTTAATACAAACGGTGAATTAGATTGGGTCAAAGATGCAGAAGGTAATGTCTTAACCATCTCTTCTATGACAAATAACCAGCGTATAGTGACAGATTCCACTGGCAGAACTTATACAATCACCTATAATGGCAATAAAGAACATTCTCGGATTACCAGTATTGAAGATACCGCCGCAGGTCGTGTGGTTACTTATGCATATAACGGAGATTTTCAGTTAGTATCTGCAACAAGCGTATCTGGCGGAACAGAATCCTATGAATATGATGGAAAAGGCAGACTTTGTAAAATTACAAACTGCTACGATGAAATGACAGACCAGATTGTGTATAACGATAATGGCTCTGTAAATTGGCTGACCAATGCATCCGGTTTGAAACAGGTTTATACCTATGATAAAACACAGAAACAGACGGGACTGAAAGAATATGATGGTGATACGCTGGTCAAAACGTACACCTATAACTATGATGAAAAGTATGCAGTAAAGACAAATACTGTGGAAACCGATGGTCAAACCTATGAAGTGGATAAAATCACTTATACTATGGTTGATGGCGAAAATAAGTATGATGAAATGTCCGAAAGCGTTGATATCATGGGAAATACAACAAAGTATGAGCGTGACACTAACGGAAATGTTATCAAAACAATAAATGCTGACGGTACATACACACTTGCCAATTACAACGATAAAAACAGTGTCATTGCAGAAGTTGACGAATCAGGAAATGCAACTATCAAAGCATATGATTCGAATGGAACTCGGCTTTTGAAAGAAGCAACCAGTCTGCATCCATTATCTCAAACTGATATCAATACAGTTACAGCAGACAATTTTGATCCAGTGAAGTATCTTGCAGCGAATGAGGCAAGTTATGCAATCACGAGTCATGAATATTATGCTGATAGTTATGTGAGTGGAATTGCAGGGTTGATTCGTGCTACAACCGACCCCGAAGGTAATGTAACTGAGTATGATTACTACAAGGATGGCGTTGGAAAAGGACTGGTAAAATCCAAGACACTGAAGGATGGAAATACTGTTGTAAATACAGTTTCTTATGAGTATAATGCACAACTTCAAGTGTCAAAGGAAACCACCAGTTTTGACATTTCTAAAAATCTTTATTCTGTAAAGGAATATGAGTACGATAAGTTCAACAATGTTACAGTTACTAGAGATTACGGAACGGGAAGCACACCGGCGACTACCATTGCAGAATATGATTTGCTGAGCCGCAAAACTGCGGAGTATGCACCGAATTATTCTGCTGATAAGAGCCACGGCAGCTTGACAACTTATTATCCGGACGGAAACAAAAAATCAGAAACGGATGCAGAAGGTAATGTTACCTCTTATGTGTATGATGCGTATGGTAACATTACAAAGCAAACAGATCCAGACGGCACAATTAGTCTAACAGAATATGATGGATTGCAGCGAGAAAAAGCTAAATATTTTAAAGCTGATTCTGAATCTTCAAAACAGATTCAATCGACCACATCATATGAATTCATTAAAAATTATAGTGTTGATGTATATACTGGATTAGATAATAGTTCTTCTAAATCTAGTAGTGCGTTGAAAACAACAAATACTACCTATATTACTGCTGATAAGCAAGTTGTATCTGAAGTTTTGACAAGCTTCAAGCAAAAAACCATCTATGAAAAGACAAATGGTAAGATAAAGAAAACAAATGCTTATTATGCAAATGGTGAGATTGCATGTGAAATTGATGCACTTGGCAATATTACCAAATATGAGAATACAACTTTAGAATCTGCTAATGGAATTTGTAAAGTTAGTAGAACATATACACCTTTTAACACTAAAACTGATGGATCGGTCAACTATTCTATTACAGAAAATCAGTATGACAAGAATGGCAATGTAACGCTGGCAAAGCAAACTGTTCAAAAGCAGGATTCGGATACAATAAAGTATAGTGTAACTGAAAATCAGTACAATGCACAGGGCTTGCTGACACAGGTAACATTGAGTGATGGTACGTCCAATAGTGAGAAGAACATCACAAAATATCTGTATAACAATGCTGGCATTCAAACAACAATGCTAACTGGACTACATGCAGATTCGGATTCAGATTACTTGAAAACGAACTATGAGTATGATGCATGGGGTCATTTGGTAAAGACAACTGACAGCACAGGTTATGACTCTGGAATAACAACATACGATCTAAATGGCAATGCTTTAACAGTAACAGACGCAAATGGAAATGTTACCACAAATACTTATGATGCTTTAAATCGTATATTAATAGCTAATATAGTACATTCTAATGATTCATCTAAAAATGTAAGTAAGTCATATGAATATGACAAAATGGGAAGAGTACAGTGTGTTAACATCAATAATGAACAAACACTGTATCTTTACGATGATCTTGGAAGAAAAATCACAGAGGAAAGCAATACAGGTTTCAAAGGCTATTATTATGAGGGCATTTCTCAAAATGTAAGTTCTTATTTTATCGGACGCAATCATCAAATTGTATATGAAAATATTTCTTATACCTATGATGATGAAATGCGTGTGGTTCAGGTTAAGGAAAGTGGAAATCTGACAGCTTCCTATGCCTATGATGAAAATGGTAATAAGATTTCTGAAACACTTGCAAATGGTGTGGTATCGACCTATTCCTACAATGGATGCAACAAAGTTACAAAGCTTGTTACCAAATCAGGAAAATCAGACATATCCAGTTATGAATATTCGTACTATTTAGATGGTTCAGATGCTTGCAAAGTACGCAATGAAAATGGTACAATAGAAACAACCTCATATGATTATGACGGTTTGAAGAGATTGACCAGGGAGTCCATTTCTAACGGTAAGACAGCTGATACGTATTCATATGAATATGATGATTATGGCAATCGCTCTAAGATGGTTGCTAATGGTTCAGAAGAATATGAAACTGTCTATGATTATACTGTCAATGGCAAGTACACTGCCTTGCTTCAGAAAGAAATCAAGACAGTTAAAGAAGCTTCTAGTGGTGTAACCTCAAATAATGGATTAGCAATTAGTCCAACAGATCTGATTACAGGCACCACAACAAATGCAAAGAGAGAAGAAACTGCTTATTCTTACGATGCCAATGGAAATCAGATCACAAAGATCACAGCAGATAAGACAGAGACAAATACTTATGATAGTCTGAATCAGCTGATTGGATTTACTGATGGCAAAACAACAGCAAGTTATAAATATGATGTAGATGGTCTGCGTATTAGCAAAACTGTAGATGGTCATAGTATCGATCAAATCTGGAATGATGATAAACAGATTGCAGTTGATGCGGATGGAAGCAATCCATACAAAGCACAAATCTATATTCGTGGAACGAATTTGCTGGCAGGGTGTGAGTTTGTACAGGCAGTTAAGTCAGATTATACTTACTACACACAAAACGCTCATGGTGATGTTGTCAATTTAACAGACAACAATGGTGCTGTTACTAAAGCATATCAGTATGATGCTTTTGGTGTAGAAAAGAATATTGATGACACTGACACCAATGCATTTCGGTATTGTGGCGAGTATTATGATAAGGAAACTGCTACCATTTATTTGCGTGCGAGATACTATAGTCCTTCAACTGGACGATTTATCTCAAGAGATTCTTTTGCAGGTAGCAATAATGATCCACTAAGCCTGAATCTGTATACCTATTGCCACAACAACCCTGTTTCTGGAACAGATAGTACTGGGCATTTTCTAGATACATTTTTTGATGCGGCAAGTTTAGCATTTGACATTGTTTCATTTTGCATCGAACCCACTCCGATGGGTGCTGTTGATATTTTGACAGATGTAGTCGGACTTGTAACACCAGGTGTTCCAAGTGCAGGACTAAAAGTGGGTGTGCATGCAGCAGAAACTGCTTATGATGCATACAAAGCTGTTGATACAGCACATGATTTGTCCAAAGCAGCAGATGTTGCTATTACAGTATCCAAGAAGGGCGATACAGTTCTTGAACTGGCGGATGCAGCCAAGGATGCCAAAAAGGCTTCCAGTATTGCTGATGGTGCAAAAAGTTCAAGTAAGGTATTGACATCTGGGAAGCCTCATCAAATACATCATTTTGCGACAAATAAAAGCAAAAAATATACACCTCAATTCGAAAAAATAACAAAAAAGTATAATCTGGATTTGGATGGAGATTGGAATAAAATGAGTTTGCCTCATCAAGGAAGACACCCATATGCCTATCATGATTATGTTTTGGATAGTATGAAAAAATATGATAGTATTGCAAAGGGTGATCAAAAGAAGTTTCTTTCTTTATATGAACAGACAAAGACAGAAATTGCAAATAATCCAGAAATGCTATATAAGAACTATTGGAAGAAACGGAGGTAATGTATTGAAATATTACAAAATGATGTATAATGGGAATCTTGCGGAAGATAGAAATTATGCTTCTTGTTTGAAAGTTGATTTGAATGGTATTGATGATCAAATTATATATCATGGAAAAAACATTACAAAGCATGAATGGCAGGGAGTTACATTTCATTGTAATTTGAAAGAAGGAACTTTGACTAATTGGTTAGGCAATATATATAATTGGGAATTATTTTCTGAAGATATTGTTCATAAGCTTTGCCCGCTTATCGGTCACGCAGTGCAATTTTTACCTGCTAATGTTGTCGATGAGCAAGGATTTCCGTTAAAAAAAGAATATTATATAATGAATGTACTAAATGTCTTGCCTTTTGAATCACTAAATAAAGAAAAATCTGATTTCCTTTTCTTTGAATTTGAAAATAATTTGTATTATAATATAGCGAAATATGCATTTTATAGAGATTCACTTATTAACCAAGATATTTTTCGATTAGAAAATGATATGTACGCTTTATTTGTCTCGGAAAATGTTCGAAAAATTGTTCGTAAAATGAAGTGGGAAGAATTTGGTTTCTTAGAAGTTGACATTATATAAAAATATTCTCTGTTCATGACATTCTTAATAGTGTATAACTATATTGTACAATTTGTCACAAAATATTTTTTGAAAGTAATAATAATCCGATAAGTTTAGATTCTATTGTCATAACAGTTCTGTTCCTTGACGGTTAATATCGAGCATTTTCTGGATATATTTTTGATGTAGAAATGTATGCAATTTACCTACAAGCAATATATTTCCTTTAAAATTCAACCATTAAAAAAGGGCAGTTCTGTCCGGCAAACAGCTGGGCAGGACTGCCCTTTCTATTTTTCCAAGCAGCATACAATCCGGCGAAATGACCGGTTTTGTATGCTGCTTTTTTGTTGCTGTGCCTAAGAAATAAAAGTACACAGAATATTTACAAATAAATTTTCCGATTTTGTTCTGCCTGATTCGTCTTAGTAGTTTAAAAGGGGGTGATATACACACTACCTGCAAAACTGCATAAGAAGGGAGGAACCAACAGATTGACTCCCTTTATCGATAAAAGCTGCAGAATAAAAATCTTTGACTGCTTTGTGAAAACTGTAATGCGAAATGAATATCGAGATGCAGCGGCAGAAAAAAAGAGAATCCAAAACCGTGAGGCGAAACCAGACCTGATGAATGTTCCGGAAATAGAAGATGTATATCCATCAGAGCATTTCATTTTGGATAACGAGAAGTATCCGTGTTTGATCGCCAGCGACTGGCTTTATGATGCTATGTTGGAACTTCCAAAAACACAGAGAGAAACGTTGATTTTGGAGTTCTGGTATGGATATGGCGATCAGGAAATCGCAGCGTACTTTCACGTCACGCCTCGCACCATTTACAACTGGAGACAAAAAGCATTTACAGCAATCCGCAAATATTATGAAAGGAATGGCGATGAAAGAAAATGACCTTACATATGAATTGATCTGTGCCGCAGTAAATGGGGAGAAAACTGCTTTGGAAGAAATTCTCCGCTTTTATGACGATTACATCAATGCATTGGCAACGGTAAAAGGGGAGGATGCACAAGGGAAAACATATCGATATATTGACGAAGATCTAAAAGCCCGAATACAATTGAAGCTGATAAAAGCAATTCCTAAATGGAGAGGAACAGAAAAATGATAGAAACAGATTTATTTGAATTTGCCTATGTGCCGGATTGGTACGGGCAGTTAGAACAATTGGCAGAAATGGCGTTGCCGGAAGCATGGCGATTCCGAAAGCCGCAAACTGAATGTAAAAATACAGATACGCCGATTCTGGAACGGTATCTCCATATGATGTTCCGGAAGCTGAGCATCGATTACAATACCGGAGAAACGGCATATTTTCATGTGGAAAACAACTGTGCCTGCTTTCATACAGGACTGTACACAAGACAATATCAGGCAATCTACGCCTGCTTTGAACGAAATAAAAAGAAAGACACCACATTGAAATGGTATTTCACCGGCTTCTGTGATGCTGTTTCTTCCAAGCTGCGATATGTAGAGCCGCTGCCCCAAAAGCCATATTTCCCGATGATGCAAAATGGTGTAAACTTCAATCCGGAATGGCCAATTCGGGTAAATGCAGAACACATTCTCAGCGACCCGGAAAATCGAGAACGGCTGCCAAAGAAACTGCTTCGGTTCAAGAATCTGCCATTGCTGCTGGAAACGGCAGTGGAACTGGGCAGACGAAAAGCAGTAATTGAGCCGGGGCTGGTAATACCGCAGGGATATCAAAATCAATTGCAGTTTCTGCTGCCGATCTGTTTAACAGATATGGAAAAACCGAATCTTGCCATGACCTTGGCAGAACGAAACGGATATTATCTGGGCAGCACTTGTCTGACACTGGAAATGGCATATCTGAATGCGAGAATGATTGCAAGACCCATTGCTCCATGGCTGACCAGTTTGGTAAAAAAGTGAGAACATCCGATGAGGTGCAGAATTTTTTTCTGTACCTTGTCGGTGTTTTTATGCCTGTACAAATTGAAAATGTTTTGTGAACTCTTTTCAAACTACCAAAAAGGCTGGTAGTTTGAATGATAGAGTAAGTTCGACGATTAGGAAAGGGGGTGTCCATGTGAGTGTGAATGAACGGCGTGCCGAAATCATGAAGATTTTAGTTGCTCGCAGACAAACAACAGTTCCACTTCTTGCACAGGAATTGTGTGTATGTTGTAATACTGTTCGCAACGACATTCATGCACTTGCATTGGACTATCCTCTGGAGATGTGTTCCGGGAATGGTGGCGGTGTTAGAGTAGCAGATTGGTATCATCCATATAAAAATATGCTTACAGAAGAACAATCTGTTGCTTTGGAGCAATTGCTATTGTTTGCAGATATTCGGCAAGCAGAAGTGATTCGCCAAATATTAGCGGAATTTAGTTCTCAGACCTATCGTCAAAAATATGCAAAGGAGTGAAACCAAATGAAAACCCTCATAGATGTCCTTGCTGCACTCAGCGATTTCGTAAAGGTCGCATCAGAGTGGGCAGAAAGTGCTTCCAAAGCAGAAGTGGAGACGTTTACACAGATTTATCCACAAAAAGAAGAAGTGGTCAAAAAAGCAGTGGAAAAGGCAATTACGTTGGAAGAAGTCCGCAGTGTTCTGGCAAATCTGTCCCGCAGCGGACAAAAGGAAACGGTGCTGAAACTGCTGCAAAAGTATGGCGGCAGCCGATTGTCTGAAGTTCCACCGGAACGGTACGCTGCACTGTTCGCAGATGCACAGGAGGCAGCCCATGCCGAATAAACACGCTATGCTCTCTGCTTCCTCCAGTTCCCGCTGGCTGGCTTGCCCACCGTCTGCACAGCTCTGTGCTGCCCTGCCGGATACTGTGACAGACTACGCCCTGGAAGGAACGTGTGCTCACGAATTGGCAGAGTACAAAGTGCAGAAACTGCTTGGGAATCCGGCAGCCAATCCAGCGGAAAACTTGGATTTTTACGACACCGAAATGGAAGACTGCACGGACAGCTATGCTCAGTACATTGCCGAACAGCTGGCAAATCTGCAAGAACCGATTGTTTTAGTGGAACAGCGTTTGGATTTCAGCCGATATGTTCCCAGCGGTTTTGGTACGGGCGACTGTGTGATTGTTGCAGATGATGTCCTGACTGTCATTGACTTTAAGTATGGTAAGGGCGTAGCAGTATCTGCTGATCACAACTCGCAGATGATGCTGTATGCTCTGGGTGCATTGGAACTGTTCGATGCCCTTTATGACATCGCAGAGGTTCGGATGGTAATCTTTCAGCCAAGAATCCAGAACCTCAGCGAATGCACTCTGTCACTGTCGGAACTGCTGCACTGGGCGGAAACCGAACTGAAACCAAAAGCCGAACTTGCTGCCAAAGGCGAGGGAGATTTCTGTGCTGGTGAACACTGTCGGTTTTGTAAAGTGAAGGCAACTTGCCGGAGACGGGCGGAGTACAATCTACAATTGGCGAAGTATGATTTTGCGATGCCGGACAAACTGACCGATACCGAAATTGAAGCAATTCTGGAAACTGCTGACCAGCTGGTTGCATGGGCTTCTGATATCAAGGAATACGCCTTGCAGCAGTCCTTACAGGGGAAAGCGTGGAAGAATTGGAAGCTGGTTGAAGGCAGAGCCAGACGAGCATATTGCAGTGAAACTGCAGCAGCGGAGGCGGTACAAGCTGCTGGATTCGACCCATACGAACATAAGGTACTGGGCATTACCGCAATGACCAGAATGCTGGGTAAGAAAAAATTTGAAGAATTGTTGGGAGATTTGCTTGTGAAACCACAGGGAAAGCCAACACTTGTTCCGCTATCAGACAAACGACCTGCGTGGAATACTGCACAGGTAGATTTCAAAGAATAAAGGAGTTTTTATTATGGCAAAGTATATCAATCCTGCAAAAGTAGTAACCGGTGTATGCAGATTTAGCTACGCCAACCTCTGGGAAGCAAAGGCGATGGACGAGAACAGTAAGCCGAAGTACAGCGTTTCCCTCATCATTCCGAAGTCGGACACGAAAACCATCGAGAAGATTCGTGCCGCCATTCAGGCTGCCTACGAGGAAGGACAGGGAAAGTTGAAGGGCAACAGCAAGTCTGTTCCGGCACTGACATCCCTTAAGACACCGCTTCGGGACGGTGACTTAGAACGCCCGGACGATGAAGCCTATGCCAACAGCTATTTCGTCAATGCCAATTCCATCACTGCCCCTGGCATCGTGGATGCTGCCTGCCAGCCAATTCTGGAACACAGCGAGATTTACAGCGGTGTCTATGGCAGAGCCAGCATCACCTTCTATGCGTTCAACACCAAAACATCCCGTGGCATTGCCTGCGGACTGCAGAACATCCAGAAGATTCGGGATGGCGAACCGCTGGGCGGTCACAGCCGTGCAGAGGACGACTTTGCAACCGCAGAAGACGAGGATTTTCTGAACTAAGATAGCTGGGCGGACAGCTAGGCGTTATGCTTGGGTGGGTGATTGAGATATGCAAAAATTGATGATTGATTTAGAAACCAAAAGCGACATCGACATTGCCAAATCAGGTGTGTATCGTTATGCAGATTCCCCGTATTTTGATATTCTGCTTGTTGCGTATTCCGTGGACGATGCCCCAGTGCAGGTAGTTGACCTTGCCAGCGGCGAGCGGCTGCCGGAAGAAATCCTCAACGCTCTGACGGATGACCGCATCCAGAAGCACGCTTTCAACGCCAGCTTTGAACGGGTCTGCTTGTCGGTCTGGCTGCATCGAAACTATCCGGAACGCTTCGTTTCGTACGGCTCACCAGAGGATGCCTGCGGCAACTATCTCAGCCCGAAAGCATGGCGGTGTACGATGGTAGCAGCTGCGTATCTGGGCTTGCCGCTGAGCCTTGCCAGCGTGGGAGCAGTTCTACAGTTACAGCAACAAAAAATGTCCGAGGGGAAAGCTTTGATTCGCTACTTCTGTGTGCCGTATGACCATGTAAACGGCATTCCGGTGTTTCATGCTCCGACCGATGCTCCAGAGAAATGGAACGTCTTTCGGGCATACAACCAACGGGATGTGGAAACGGAACAAGCGATTGAACAAAAAATTGCTCGGTTCCCCGTGCCGGATTTTGTCTGGCAGGAGTATGCCCTTGACCAGACCGTCAACGACCGGGGTATTCAGCTGGATTTGCAGTTGGTGCAGCAAGCAATTCGTATGGATACGCTCACGAAAGATAAGCTGCTGCATCAACTGAAAGATCTGACCAACTTGGACAATCCGAACTCTGTTCAGCAAATGAAACAATGGCTGGCGGAACACGGACTGGAGTTAGAATCGTTGGGAAAAAAAGAAGTACAGGAACAATTGAAAACTGCTCCGCCGGACTTGCAAGCCGTGTTGCTACTTCGACAACAAGTATCAAAATCCTCGGTCAAAAAGTATCAAGCCATGCAAAACGCCGTCTGCTCGGATGGTCGTGCAAGAGGAATGTTTCAGTTCTATGGTGCAAATCGAACAGGTCGAGAGGCTGGTCGTATCATTCAGCTGCAAAACCTGCCACAGAATCACCTTCCCGATTTGGAAGATGCACGGGAGCTTGTGAAGTCTGGTGATTTAGAAGCAGTAGAACTGCTGTATGAAGACATTCCGGACTCGCTCTCACAGCTGATTCGTACTGCTTTTATTCCAAAGTCCGGCTACAAATTCCTCGTGGCAGATTTCTCGGCGATTGAAGCAAGAGTCATTGCATGGCTTGCCGGTGAAACGTGGCGAATGCAGGCGTTCGCAGACGGCAAGGACATCTACTGTGCCTCGGCTTCTAAGATTTTCGGCGTGCCAGTAGTCAAGCACGGCATCAACGGACACTTGCGGCAGAAAGGTAAGGTCGCAGAATTGGCATGTGGCTACGGCGGCTCGGTCGGAGCAATGAAAGCCATGGGTGGATCGGGAATGTCTGATGCGGAACTGAAACAAATTGTGACGGACTGGCGAACAGCTTCTCCACACATTGTGCAGTTGTGGTGGGATGTAGAAAATGCTGCCATCAAAGCTGTGCGGGATAAAACCGAAACAGAGACCCACGGCATTCACTTCTCTTATGAATCTGGTTTTCTGTTTATCAAGTTACTGTCCGGCAGACGGTTGGCATATGTCAAGCCACGCATCGGTGAAAATCGCTTCGGCGGTGATTCTATCACCTATGAGGGCATTGGCACGGGCAGAAAATGGGAACGCTTGGAGACTTACTCCGGCAAGCTAGTCGAAAACATTGTTCAGGCAACAGCACGAGATCTGCTCTTCTATTCCATGCAAACGCTATCACAATACTTCATTGTCGGTCATATTCACGATGAAATGATCATCGAATGCCCGAAAGATACAAAGCTGGATGAGATCTGTCAGCAGATGGCGAGAACACCAGACTGGGCAAAAGGACTGCTGCTTCGGGCAGACGGATATGAATGCAGCTTTTACAAGAAAGATTAGGAGGATTCCATATGTTTTACATCAAAGAAAATCTGAATGACACCACCAGTATCTCCGTGGAGATCAACAACGAAAACGTATACTGCCACTGCCCGCAGTGCGGTGCAGAAGTGCCGGTTGATCTGAGTATCTTCTGGACAGCAGAAAACTTTGACATTTTCAGCAGTGCCGTTTACTGCGATGCCTGCACACAGAAACGGCTGAAAGGAGCATTGCATGAATCGGTATAATGCCGAAGGGTACATTGATCTCACTGCTTATGAGGCACTGAGCCGTATTGAACGAGAGGAACGTAAAGCGAAAAAGGCTGCCGCTTATCGACCGCTGGTATACATTTGTTCTCCCTATTCCCACGGCTGCATCAATGACAATATCGAAAACGCCAGACGATACAGCCGCTTTGCAGTAGATACCCACTATGTCCCTATCGCTCCCCACTTGCTGTTTCCGCAATTCATGGATGACAGTCTGGGCGAAGATCGTCAGACAGCGATGTTCATGAATTTGGTACTGCTGTCAAAATGTGCCCAGCTGTGGGTGTTTGGTTCTGTGCGGTCGGATGGGATGCAGCAGGAAATCAAATGGGCAAAGCGGCGGCATATGACCATTCGGTATTTTACAGAAGAACTGGAGGAAATAGAATGAAATTTACGCTCTATACAGCAAACTGTACCGGCAATGAAAAGAATATCCTTTATCCAAACCAAAAGGTCATTACTTCAGAAGCGGACTTGAAAAAAGCCGTTGTTTACGATCATGTCTGTGCTCAGTATGAGAATTTTGCCCGCAGTGACGCCAATTTCCTATTGTCTGATGTAGTACCCATGGATTGTGACAACGACCATTCAGATGACCCGAAAGACTGGATCACGCCTGAAATACTGGTGAGCAGCTTAGTAGATGTTGCATTTGCAGTGACTTACAGCCGTCATCATATGCTGACGAAAGGCAGCAAATCTGCCCGTCCACGTTTCCATGTTTTCTTTCCTACTTCACCCTGCAGCGATGCAAATTCTCATAAGGCGATAAAGCAGAAAATCCATAAGGAACTGCCGTTCTTTGACGGAAATGCACTGGATGCCTCACGTTTTTTGTTTGGTTGTCCGAGCGATGTTGTATGGCACGAAGGAAGTTTATCCATTGAGGACTGGCTTACACTGATGAAGTCAAACCGTAACATTCCGCAGGGACAGCGAAACAGCACAATGTCACGCATTGCCGGAAAGCTTGTCAAGCGTTTTGGCGTGACCGAGGAAAGTTATCAGAAGTTCTTGGAAAAAGCCTCAGAATGCGAACCGCCGCTGCCGGATGAAGAACTGGAAACGATCTGGCACAGTGCCTGCAAATTCGGAAAAAAAGTAACCTCGCAGGAAGGATATATTTCTCCTGAAGCATACGGCAAACAATCCTTGATTCCCGATGACTTTTCGGATGTTGGAGAGGCTCGCACGTTTGTAGAAGGCTTCTCAGATGAGGTGGCATTTACCATTGCGACCGATTATCTTCGCTACAACGGAACCTACTGGGAGGAGTCAGAACACGCCGTCACCCTTGCCATGATCGAACATACAGACGTACAGCTTGCAAAGGCGGAAAAGCAGGTGGAGGCATTCCTTCTGAAACTGGAAAGCCTCGGTGTTGCAAGAGATGCAGCGATAAATGGCAGTAAAAAGTTTCGGGATAGTCTGGACGAGGAACAGATTGCCGCATACAAGGAGTATCAGTACTATGCCACTTTCAAGGCATTCGTGATGAAATACCGCCATGTTCGCAGTATGACCAATGCACTGGATGCTGCAAAGCCGCTGGTTCTCCACAATCCCGAAGCCCTCGACAGCAACCCGATGCTGTTAAATACACCTGGAGGAACTTACTATCTGCCCGAAGGATTGAATGGCTGGAAGCCTACAGATCCTGCCGACCTCTTAACGAAAGTGACGGCGGTTGTTCCAAGTGATGCCGGTAAGGATTTGTGGGAGGATGCCTTGCAGCTGTTCTTCTGCGGTGACCAGAGTTTGATTGACTATGTGCAGATGATTTGCGGACTTTGTATTGTGGGTAAGGTGTATTTGGAGGCAATGATTATTGCCTACGGCGATGGGCGTAACGGCAAGAGTACGTTCTGGAATGTCATTTACAAGGTCCTCGGCAGTTACAGCGGCAACATTTCAGCAGATGCACTGACTGTCAATTGCAAGCGTAATGTCAAGCCTGAAATGGCAGAACTCAAAGGAAAACGGATGATTATTGCAGCAGAATTGCAAGAGGGCATGCGGCTGAATACCAGTGTGGTAAAACAGCTCTGTTCCACGGATCCGATCTTTGCCGAAAAGAAATTCAAAGCACCATTCCACTTTGAACCCTCTCACACGTTGGTGCTGTATACCAATCATCTTCCGAAGGTTGGTGCGTCGGATGACGGAACATGGCGGAGATTGATTGTCATTCCATTTCACGCCAAGATTCAGGGTTCTAAGGACATCAAAAACTACACGCAGCACTTGGTCGATAACGCAGGCGGTGCGGTGCTTTCATGGTTGATTGAGGGTGCAAGAAAGGTCATTGCTGCAAACTATCAGATCAACAGACCGCAGTGTGTGCTGGATGCCATCGGAGCCTATCGGGAAGGCAATGACTGGCTTGGCAATTTCATCAATGAGTGTTGTGAAGTGGATAAAAGCTATCAGGAAAAGTCCGGAGAACTATATCGGCACTACCGTGAATACTGTCTTGAAAATGGTGAGTTTGTTCGCAGCACATCAGATTTCTATTCTGCTTTGGAACAGGCTGGGTACAAAAAGAAGAGAACAGCTTCTGCAAGATTGATACTTGGACTTCAAATAAAGTTTGATTTTCTTGATTAAGTAGGATTTTGACTGTCATTTGAATATTTAGAGCGTCATAAAAAAAGTAAAAATCAACGGAAAATAGGGCAAATGACACTTTAAGACACTCATATACAGTCTTTACGCAGGCGAGAAAAAAAGTAAAAAAAATCTCTATATATAAGGTTTGTAAATGACTGTCGTAGAGTGTCAAAGCCCCTAAAAATGGGAGAATCCATGCGAGAAAAAATCATTGAAGAAAAACTCACAAAGGCAGTAAAGCAAAATGGCGGTGTGTGTTGGAAATTCACGTCTCCCGGAACGGCAGGCGTTCCAGATCGCATCGTATTGATGCCCGGCGGTAGAATTGCTTTTGTGGAAGTGAAAGCACCCGGAGAGAAACCAAGACCGCTTCAACTTTCCCGGCATAAACTTCTGAGGCGATTGGGTTTTCTGGTTTATGTCTTGGATGCTTGTGAGGGCATCGAAAAAATCATCTCGGAGGTGAAAAGCGATGGAACTACATGATTATCAGAAATATGCTGTTCGATTTATCGAAGAACATCCAATCGCAGCACTCTTTCTGGACATGGGACTTGGTAAGACGATTACAACACTGACTGCAATCCACAATTTGATGTTTGATCTATTTACGGTCAGAAAAGTTTTGATTATTGCACCGTTGCGAGTTGCACGGGATACATGGTCTGCTGAAATTGAAAAATGGGAGCACTTGAAACCGCTGCGATACAGCGTAGCGGTCGGCACAGAGGAAGAACGCATTGCAGCTTTAAAGGCAGATGCTGACATCTACATCATCAACCGGGAGAACATTGACTGGCTCGTCAACAACACGAAGTTCGATTATGACATGGTGGTGATTGATGAACTCTCCAGTTTCAAGAGCCACCAGAGCAAACGTTTCAAGGCACTGATGAAAGTTCGACCAAACGTGAAAAGAATCGTAGGTTTGACAGGCACTCCTGCCAGTAATGGTTTTATGGATTTATGGGCGGAATTTCGTCTGCTGGATATGGGGCAGCGGCTCGGTAGATTCATCGGGCAGTATCGGAATGCCTACTTCAAGCCAGACAAGCAGAACGGATGTATCGTGTATTCCTACAAACCCCTGCCCGATGCCGAAGAACGGATCTACGAAAAAATATCGGACATCACTGTTTCGATGAAAGCCCTCGACCACCTGCACATGCCGGAATTACTTTCCAACGAATATCCCGTGCAGCTGTCCGACACGGAGCAAGAAACCTACAAGCGGTTCAAGTCCGAATTGATTCTGGAGATGCAGGATATAGAAATCACTGCTGCCAACGCTGCAAGTCTATCCAACAAACTTTCCCAACTGGCAAACGGTGCGGTGTATGACGATACCGGAGCGGTGATTCCCATTCACAGCCGAAAGCTGGATGCACTGGAGGACTTGATAGAAGCCGCCAACGGCAAGCCCGTTCTGGTGGCGTATTGGTTCAAGCATGATTTGAAGCGGATTCAAGAGCGACTGCGAAAGCTGAATGTTTCCTATCAGGAAATCCAGTCCTCTGACAGTATTCGGAACTGGAACGCCGAAAGGCTGCAAGTTGGTCTGCTGCACCCAGCCGCTGCCGGACATGGCTTGAACTTACAGGCAGGCGGTTCTCACCTGATTTGGTTTGGACTGACCTGGAGTCTGGAACTCTACCAGCAGACCAACGCCAGACTGTGGCGGCAGGGGCAGCAATCCGAAACGGTTGTCATTCAACATCTCATCACCAAAGGTACGATTGACGAACGTATCCTGAAAGCCCTGACCCGGAAGGAACAAACCCAGACCGCTTTGATGCAGGCAGTCAAAGCAGAACTTGGAGGTAGCAGATGAATATCATTTGGCAGTACTTAGACAAACGGAGTGCCGCTGTAAACGCACTGAAGGATTACAGCAGCATGGCTTACATCCTTGCACACACAGACGAAGAAATCGCACAGGTGCATGAAGACACCACCACCCTTGGCAGTCCGGCATTTACAGATATGCCGAGCGGCAGTCCGAACCCGCAGTCCGGAGAAATGAGAATCATCGCTGCCATTGACGAAATTGATGTACTGCGGGAACGGTATCGTCAGGCAAAGGAATACATGGAATGGTTTCAGCCTGCATGGGACAGTCTGTCGGAGGATGAACGGTATGTGCTGGAACAGTTCTATGGAGGAGAAGAAGAAAAACAGATTGATGCTGTTTACAATATCTGTGAGCACCTGCATATCGAACGTTCTACAGCTTACAATAAGAAAAATCGTGCAGTGCAGCATCTTGCTTTGCTTTTGTACGGAAAGGCATGAGGTAATTTGATGGACGAAATTGCTGAATAAACATGATATAATAATATCATAGAAAACTGACCGAAAGCCCTGTGGTGTTCCGCATGGGCTTTCGTTGTATCCGGAGGTGAACCTTATGCCGAGGAAGGCACTGAAGCCATGCAAGCATCCCGGCTGTCCCAACTTGACAAACGGTTTGTATTGTGCGGAGCATCAGTCCCTGCACCCAGACCGACCGTCTGCCGCCAAGCGTGGATACGGCAGCAAGTGGCAGAGACTCAGCAAAGCGTACCTGCGCCGACATCCCTTGTGTGTGCGGTGCAAAGCACATGGACGGTTCACGGCAGCGACCGTGGTCGACCATATCATTCCTCATCGTGGTGATCCGCATCTAATGTGGGATGAAAGCAACTGGCAGGCGTTATGCAAGCCCTGCCATGACCGCAAGACCTGGACGGAAGACCGAAATCCCGTCTATCGGTATTGATTGTGTCTAAAGAGTATTATATATTAATATATATGCAGATTTTAAAATTTCTTTCTCTAATTTACTTGAAATATCATACTGTAGCTGGTATAATCAAAATAGAAGGGTATAAACTATAATGAACTGCATAAAATAAAAGCAGATGATTTGTATAAAATATCGATTCTTATGTCGCTTTTTGTCGAACCTCTTGCAATTTAGTACTTATTGTGCTATGATAAAGAAAATAAGCACAACAAGGAGGAATTCTAATTGAGTGGAGAAACGGTAAAAAAGTATCCTCGGTTTGGATACTTTCATGTTAAAATTGGATTCGATGAGAAAGCCATAACTATATTAATTAAGAAATATAATGACTCAACAAAAAATGAGGATACTGAGATATGTAAAGCACTAGAAAAATGCAAAGAAAATATTTCCAGCGATGTAGATATGTTTAAATTAATATTATTAGCAATAAGGAATAAAAGTGCTTCTGGATTTCAAGAAATTGGTGGTAAAAAAATCGATATCGATATTTCAACATTTCGGCCAAATGTAGAAGGTGCAGATCATGTATATTTTCAAATGGCGAATAACAGAAGCGATACCGTATACAAAAAGAAAATTGGATCAGAAAGAGAAATAGTTGATTTAGAAGATGATGAATATATTGGAGAATATTGCAGTGCACTTTACCATTTTGAGAAAAGAATGATATTACTCCAACGAAATAGGTATTCAGTTTCTGTATCGCAGTTTGAAGCTTTTTTTCAGCTCTGCATATCAAATTATTATCAGAAAAATATTTCAGAAGATTCTCGTATATCTTTTCCTATATTTGTAAGATTAGTTCCTGATTTAGATCAGAAAATGCTTGATAAAATTAAAAGAGGTAATATTGAATTTGAAAAGATAAAGATATGTGGTGATGCTGCAAAAATCAATCATGCAAGTAAATTGAATATGCCGTGTATACAAAGTCTTGAAAAAATTATTAATGGATTTTCAGGATATGAATTTTCAATTGAAATAAAAGCTAAAAAGGAAAAAGGTAGATTTTCGGAATCGCTTTCATCATCGAATGTACAGGACTTATATGAATATCATAGAAATTGCAGGGAAGAAGATGAACTTCAAATTATTACACAAATGAAAGATGGTGAGATTCGAGATGTGCTAGATTGGTCTGTTCCAAAAAGAGAGCGAGTAATTCCGATTACATATTCTCGTCAAAACCCTCCAAAAATAGATGACTTGTACAAAAAAATGAAAAAAGTTTTTGATGAAAATATGCCAGATTTACACGGGTAAGGCGGTATAACAATGAAATCAACAAAGGGAATCAAAGATAAGTTTTATAATCATTTTTATTTGTTTGTATTTATTATAGTAAGTATTGCTATCTCTGTTTTTGTTTGCTTTCTTAAATACAACAAGATTATTACCAATGGTTCCGAATTATTGCCTCATGTTATAACTTTTTCAACTATTGTTTTAGGGCTGGTTAGCCTTGTTTTTACAATTATTATTAGCATAAGGGATAGATCTTTTTATCGACTTGTAAAAGAAAAGCAACCTAGAATACTAGATCAGTTGTTTGGATGTTTAACAGCTTCGGTTTATGCTAGTTTGCTACTTGTCATATTTAGTATGACCGCTCTTGTGATTTCGCTTTCAAATGACGTTTTGAAATACTCTCTTATTTTTATTATAAGTGCAAGTTTCTTTTTCTTGTTATTGACAACTATTCAGATGTTTAAATTAAGTGTTGAGATGCTTAAACTTGATGATAAGTAATTACAGTGGTTTTTATAAAAATAAATTTCAAGGCCTTGCGAAAGCAAGGCTTTTTATGTTGTGTTGTGATGATCTACCCTGATGTATGACGAAAGCAACTGGCAGGCTCTTTGCAAGTCCTGCCATGACCGCAAGACATGGACGGAAGACCGAAATCCTGTCTATCGGTATTGATTGTGTCTGAAATGCTGCCGGTGGGGGGATAAAAATCGCTAATTGTGAACTTTCTAAAGACCGGCGTTCCCTCTCACACACAAAAATCAAGGTTCAAACGGGGGATTAACCCCGGAAATATGCAAACAAGCCGAAACCTACGCAGTTTCGGCTATTTTTCTCTCAAAAAGGCAGGTGAAATCAGATGGCAAAGGACGGTACAAGAAGAGGCGGCAGACGAGTTCGTGCAGGTGATAAGCCGAAGGCTCTCTCTGACAAGATTGCAGAGGGCAAGGACGCAGATATTATGGAATTTCATGCTCCGGAATTGGACGCAGCTGATCTGGACGATGCCGCTGATTTGACCGGTGCGGATATGCCAAGCCCCAGTGCATACTTGTCTGCCCAGCAGAAGAACGGAAAACCGCTGGGAGCAGACATTGTGTACAAAGAAACATGGCTCTGGCTGAAACAGCGTGGCTGTGAAAAGCACGTCAACAAACGGCTGCTGGAAAGCTATTCGCAGGCATTCGCCCGATTTGTACAGTGTGAAGAAGCCCTCAGTACCTATGGACTGCTGGGAAAGCACCCGACCACCGGCGGCGTTATTGCCTCTCCGTTTGTGCAGATGAGCCAGACATTTCAGAAACAGGCAAATTTGCTCTGGTATGAGATTTTCGATATTGTGAAACAGAACTGTACGACCAAATTTGATGGCACACCGCAGGATGATTTGATGGAACAGCTTCTGAGCAGCAGAAAGTGAGAAATACATGAAAGCAGATGTTCAATTCTGGAGAGAACTGAAACAGCAGAGAAATAACATGACCAAACAGCAATATCGCACAATCAAAGGACAGGCTGTCAAAGGCAATATGGATGCCGCCCGAAGAGGTATGCTCAGAATTCAGCAGAGGAGGAATCACAGATGACAACGACCAAAGAATTTCAGCTTGTTGACATCAACAAGTTAGTGCCTTATGCCAACAACGCCAGAACGCACAACAAGGAACAGATCCTGAAGCTTCGCTCTTCTCTGCGTGAGTTTGGATTTGTGAATCCGGTGATTATCGACCGGGAATACAATGTGCTGGCTGGACATGGACGCATCATGGCGGCAAAGGAAGAAGGCATTACAGAAGTACCCTGTGTGTATGCCGACCATCTGACGGAAGCACAGAAGAAAGCGTACATTCTTGCTGACAACCGGATGGCGTTAGATGCTGGTTGGGATGATGAACTGCTTGCTGTTGAGATGGAAGAATTGCAGAATCTCGGATTTGACCTTGGTTTGACTGGTTTCGATGAATCTGAAATTGCTGACCTTTTCGACATTAACAGTGATGAAGCAAAACAGGATGATTTTGATGTAGATGCAGAACTGGAAAAGCCCTGCAAATCCAAAACAGGTGACATCTGGCATCTTGGAAAGCATACCGTTATCTGCGGTGATTCCACTTTGCCGGAAACCTATACAGCACTTCTTGGAGACACAAAAGTAAATCTTGTTTGCACAGACCCGCCGTATCTTGTCAATCTGGAAAGCACGTCAGGCAAAATCAAAAATGATGACCTTGATGATGAAAAAGGATATGCGTTTCTGAAATCTGCATTTGAGAGATTCAAAGATGCCATGGCGAAGGATGCAAGCATTTATGTGTTTTATGCCACCTCCAAGGCACGTGTATTTCATGATGCATATGAAGATGCAGGCTTCAAGGTCGGTGCAGGACTTGTCTGGAAGAAAGACCGTCTTGTTCTCACCCGAACCGACTGGAAGTATATCCATGAACCGATTATCTGGGGCTGGAGAAAAGACGGAAAGCATATCTGGTATGGTGACCAGAAACAGAAAACAGTATTTGAATTTGACCGCATTAAAAACAGCAAAGAGGACGGCTGCGGACATCCGTCCAGTAAGCCGGTGCCGCTGATCGCCTATCTGATTTCCCAGTGTACGCAGACAAACGGAATGGTGCT